AGTTCATAGCACCGTTAAGTAACGGGTATGCTGCTCCTTTTACAATTTTTTTACCCAATCCTCCCGGTTCTACTTTTTGTCCAGCAGCTTGTTGTGCCCTTGCTTCAGTTACGTCACCATACACGCTCCCAACTGCCATTGCGATGGATAGTAAAGGTCCTAAGAATTTACCTATTGCTTTTAACGGTCCTTTAATTGCATCAGTTGCAGCTTTAAATGGATTTAATTTTGAAAGTGTACTTCCTACTTTTCCTGCAAAGTTTCCTATACCTTTTCCTACTTTACCAAAGAAACCTCCAATTTTTCCAAAAAATCCACCGCCGCCTTTAGCTGCTCCTGCTGCTGCTTCTCCAGCACCACCTGCTCCGGCACCAGCTACTTTACCTGCTGTACTAGCTGCTGCTGATTCTGCTGATCCTGCTGCTTCGGCTAATCCTTCACCTGCAGCGGCTGCACCACCTCCGCCTTTCATAGACTTAATAGCTTGTCCTACACCTTTTACATCTTTAACTACACTTCGGAAAGTGCTAACTAATTGTAATCCTGCTAGAGCAGCTATCGCTATCGTTAAATATTTAATGCTACTATCAAGAGAATCCATTGTTCCTTGCAGTCCTTCAGGTCCAATTGCTTTGGCTACTTGTTCTGCTGCTTTAGTTTGCGTAAGCTGCATTCTTTCTGCTGCAGTATTTGCATCAAGTTGATTCTTTAATTTATCATTTCCTACAGAAGCTAAAGCTTTATCATATCCTAGTAATTCTCCATTTGCATCTCTTTCCTGTGCTTTTAAAGCAACTTTCTTTTGTAAGTCTTCTAAAGACTTAGCATCTCTAAATCCAGATTCTTTTGAAACTGTTTTTAACTGTTCTTGTAGAGTTAAGGAGTTTCCTAATTCATCAGCAGACATTCCAAGCATCTTAGCAGTTGATTCCTGCTCAAGTCTATTCATTTTACCGAATGATGCTGCTGTAATTCCTTGCTTAGCTAATTCAGAAGTAAGTCCAACCATGTCGTTGGTTAGAGCTGCTGCTCTAGCCTTTTCTAAGTTGTACTCTTTTCCTGATAGTAATTCTGCTTCTAATTCATTTCCAATAGATGATTCAAAATCTAATAGACTATCTGCTGTTTTTTCAACCTGTTGCATATTCATACCTAAGCTCTTTGCTTGGTATACTGCCTGTGCTAGATTTTGTCCTGATGCTTTGAAGCTTAATTGAACACGTGAAGAAGTACTCGCTACTCCTTTTATGATCTCCCTATTATCTATTTGAAGTTTTTTCTGACCATTTAATAACTTAGTCTGAACGGTAATGCTTGCTGTATAATCTTTAGCGTTCTTACCCATATTCATAGAAGCTAAGCTAAACTGTGTAGCTTCTTCTGTACTAAGTCCCATTTGGTGATGTAGAGCTGCAAAATTCTCTGCCATATCAGCAGATATTGCACCATTACTTCCTAATGTCTTATTTATGTCTTCTTGCGCTTCTTGAAATCTTTCTGAGTTGAACCAGAGTTTTCCGGAAGCTTGAGAAGCATCTATCATTGCATCATTCATCTTAAGAGCCTCTAGTCGAGATACTCCCAAATTATGTTGCATGTTAACTGATCTTTCGTTTAACTTCGTAAACTCATCTACTGCTACTCCTAATGCGGCTCCTAATGCTGCTTTTCCTAAACCATCTACAAGCTTTCCTGCTCCTGCTCCAGCTGCTTTAATACCCCCTACTATACTCTTATCTCCTGAGGTCCATGTATCTCTTAAAGCTTTAGAAGCATCTCCCATTGCTGGAAGTGCTTTATTAAGTACGGGGATTTTTCCGATCATTTCCTTAAATGGACCGAAAATATCTATTTTAGATATTTCTTCGTACTTCTTTTTTAAACCATCTGCATGTTTTAATTGAGAGTCTAATGCATCGTCTACGTCTTCAAGAGTTTTTAAAGCTTTTTCAATGTACGGCTGTTCTGCCGCACTTGCATGCATTTGCTTATCTTTTAATTCTGCAATTTTAGCCTGAACTCTAGCTCGATCTTGCTCTGTTTTTAGTACCGCTTTATTAAACTCTGCTTCTTTTTTAGTATCCGCTAACTGTTTTGAAGTATACCCAGCTAACTCTTTTGCCGAATTAACAGCATTTGAAAAGGAAGTTTCATATGCAGCTGCAGACTCCCCTGTAAATTTAGCAGCTTCTTTAGCATTTTTGCCTAATGCATCTGCTAATTCTCTAAGAACAGTAGTTAGGCTAGAAGCTTCTTTATTAAAGTCTTTTAAGTTTTTTAAATCTGCTGATGAAACTGTGCTTTTGTTAGCTGCCATTTATTTTGTGGTTTACTTATAAATAGGTAAAGGCATCAGTTTTTTGATGCCTTTGTTGTATATGTGGCTTCCTTGGCCTGTCTCTCTATAAGAGCTTTTTTTATTCCTTCCTGTATTTTACTATCCGTACTATTTTCATTTTCTTTTTCTTGATAATGCTCATACAGCTTATTATAGGTAAACCTTCTTAACCAAAGAGGCATATTGTAGACTGTTCCCCAATCATATCCTCCTTTTCCATAAAAGATTATATCGTGTATTTGTGTAAATACCGAAAGTCTATATTCGGGCGTCAGGCCAAAAAAAGGTAAGTCCTATCGGCAGGTCGGTGTCCTCCTCTTCACCGTTTGAATTTACCAATGTAATACTTAAATCTAAGTCTGGGTTTAGTCTGTTGTAGTATTTTCTAAATTCTCTAGCATCTATTGCAAGGAAGTAATTGTTTACGAAATCTCGAATATCCTTTTGATCTCTACTACCATTGATAGAAGTAACAAGGTGTGCAAATCTTACTGTTACGTCATTTACACTATCTTTGTTAATTCTCTGTAATCCTTTTACCTCTTGATCAATTTTTACATCTTCTCCGTGAGTTAACAATTTAAACGTAAGGATATTTCCTGTACTTGGAAGAGTAAATGAAAATTCATTTTCTGTTGCGCTTTCTAATTCTGGAGCTAAAGGTTTTGGCTCTATTTTGCTTAAGTCAGCAATCTGTTTAACTCCATCGTATTCAAACTCATAATCTTTTCCATAAGCTAAAATACGTGCTGCAACCATCATAGCATTTTTATCTCCTACTAAGATATCGTCGTAATTAACATCTGTAACTAAAAGAGATTTTAATAGTTTATCAATAACAATTCCTTGTCTGATATAATTTGCATTTGTTAGGATATCCTCTTCCTTAGCAGTCAGGTATTTCATTTCTACTTTACCTGAAGCTAGGGGAGAATCTGCTGGGTATAGTTTTCCTTTTGAGGGTAATTCTACTACCTCGGTTGGTAGTTTAAATTTTTGTTCCATAAATTTTATTTGTTAGTAACTAGTTCTATATATAAATATATGAAAAAAACTTTTTTAAAACAACAAAGCCTGGACTTGCCAGGCTTGTTAATTTTATTTGAATATTATTAGTAGTTTAAGATTGCGTAATCCATTGCTACTGTAATTCCTATCTCTACGATTCCTTCAGCAGAAGTCCAGTCAAATTGTCCAAAATCTCCTTTTGTTAAGAATGCTCCTTTAATGATCCACTCCCCTACGATATCTCCTACAGGACCTAGAATATTTAAAGTTAAATCTTTTTTATAGAAATCTGAATATCCTGATCTACCTGTTACTGATTCATGTCCTAGACGTGCCCACTCCATTACTGCTTGAGCTCCAGAAGGTGTTATTGGAGAATACAAAGTCATATCCATATCCTGCCATTCTCTTTTACCTCTAATTTTTCTGTAAGAGTTAATGTGATCAAGTTTAATCATGGCATCGGTAAAACCTGGTGCTTTGACGTTCTTAACCATGAACGATGGTATGTTATCTATGTACATAATAAACCTGTGCTGAACCATTGGTTCAAAGGCTCTGAACATTATTTCGTTTGGATCTAATACTGCCATTTTTTATTATTTATTTATTTTATTATAAATATCTGTTTTTTATTTTATTATGCAAATGTTGCTCCAGTTGGTGCAATTGTGAAATCAAGTACTACAAACTCAACTGTTTTAGTTGGTTGAATTAGTATTTGTCCTATTAATTGATTTCTATCAATTGAATCTGCTGTGTTGTTAGAATCGTCCATTACAACTCTAAATGCATAAAGACCTTGTCTTTGTACTACTGACTGTAGATATGGATTTACTGTTGATAAGAATTTATTTCTAGTGGTTAAAGTATTTTGTTCAAATACTAAGTTTCTTGCTTGATCACCAATAAATTTCTTAAGTGAGATTAACAATCTTCTAACATTTACTCTATCTAAAGCTGATGCTTTTGTTTGTAATGTTTTTTGTCCGAATACTGCAATACCTGATCCAGGGAATGTAGCAATTGGGTTAATTTTCCCTGCGTAAAGAGTATCTCTTTCTCCCTTAGTAATTTTTCTTTCTGCTTGAATTACTCCTGGAATACCTCCTCTTACAAGTCCTGCTGGTGCAAACCATGGTGCTGCAATTGCATCTGTAAATGCATATATACCTGGTACTAATGTTCCTGCTGGTGTCCATTCGTTTCTACCTGTAGCTGACCTTACTTGTACCCATGGCCAGTAAGTTGCTGCATATGAGCTATTAAATCCTGCGGCTTGAGTTGTTACTGCACCTATCATTGATCCAGTTGGTACTAAATCTACTACTGCGATACAATCTCCTCTGTTTTCTGCTAAAGCAATAACTGAGTTAATTGCTGTGTTAGCTCCTGCTGTTGTATTTGTAGCAATTAAGCCTGGTGTTGATATAATGTTAAATTGGTAGTCATCTTTATTTGATAAAAGAGAGATTGCTGTACTGTAACTAGCTCCTACTACCCCTTGTGCATTTGTTGCTGCAGTTGTAATTCCATCAAACCATGTAACAGCTCCTACTGCTGCCGTTGTTGAAACGTTATTACCTGATGCATTGTAGAATGAACCTGAAGCCGATACTGGAAGAGATCCTGATAAGGAAACTCCTACTGAGTCTACGTTTACGGAAATTCCATCTGCTGCTAAGTAGTAGTTTGTAGGTAAATTAACTCCTGATACTCTAATGTATTTTGAATTATTAGGATAGTTTCCTGCTTTATAATTATAAGATACTCCTGATGTTGTATCGGTAGCTACTGTTACGTACTGGTTACCAATTACACTTTCTATATAATTTGGTGAATTTGGATCTAAAGACAGGTTATTAAATGTCTCTAATATTGTCTTATTGTTTATATTATCATCTCCTCTTCTTACTGATAGAGAGAATGTACCTACTGCATTGTTAATGTTACTAACTTCCCATCTAAGATTATCTGAAGATCCAGATACTAAAGATCCATCTGTATTAATGTATGCTTGTCCTGCTGGAGTTAAAGGAGTATTTAATCCTGTTGCATTATTGAAGTTAACACCTTTTCCTAAAGTCTCTAAAGTAAATGGTTGAGTACTTCCTTTTGCTGAGGATGATATAAATGTGTTAGCTGCTCTTGTATAATCTGCAGATCTAGATACAATTCTTGTTACCAAAGCTGTATTACCTCCTTGTTGGAAGTATCCTTTTACAGCTACAGATGTTAAGTATTCATACTGTTTAGAACCTGAAGTTATAGTTTCACCGAACGTTCTTAAATAATCGCTATATGAAGTAACAATAGTTGGCTCTTCTACAGGTCCTTTTACTGTTGGTCCGATAAACGCTGCCCCTGCTGCTACTGGAGCTGGATTGATAAAAGAGATATCGTTTTCTCTTGCATATACTCCTGGAGAGATAATTGCTTCTGCCATGTCTTATTTAATTAATTTTAATTTATTATAAATATCTTGGAATTTTGATAACCCGTTACATATACAGAGGGTTTCTGTTCTCTAATAAATAGGAAAGGAGAGTCAAAACCCTTTTTATATTTTTTTTATTTTAATAGAAACTACTCTACTGCTCTTACTTCTTCTTCTAAAGCAATAAATTCTTCATTTTCTAAATCAATTGTTACTTTTCCGTAAGACTCCTTCAGTGACTTTGCAATCAAATCCAGAAAATGTCCATGTATATGTTATCATAGTAAATAATTTTAAAAATAAAGCCTATTTTCATAGGCTTATAAAATGATGATCCAGTGCACGTGTACTTCATTTATGTTAGCTTTATGTTTCCATAAAGATCGGACTATCTCATCAGGAATTATTCCTGCCGGGCGCTCTTGCTGGTTATTAAGGAAAACCATTTTTCCTCCAGTAGTCTCTACACCTTCTATAAGATGGCTTATAGCTTGGCACGGTATTGGCATATCTTACGACTTAGCGTTCACCGTTTTCACTCGGTTTTATTTGGACCTATTAATAAATATCAAGGAAGATAAGAATCTACTATGTTTATAAAATAACTTTCTGGATGTGCTGAGGTATTGGATATATAGTAGGACTTATTTCTGTTAGGGTGAATTGTTACATATACATCTACTAAACTGTTGAAATAATTCCATGAATGGCTATTATCCTGTTGTGCTGTTGTTAGGTTAGTCCAGAATTCACGACGTGTAGAATTCCAAACATCATTAGGAGTAGGTTTTCTGTAAAGATCGTATCCGGTAGAAGTAGATCTATTTCTTCCTAGTCCTACATCAGTATATGAACCACATCTAAATCCTCTAGATCGAACTACAAAGCAAAATTTATTATCACCTCCACCACAATTAAGTATTTCACTAGAGCTCCTTCCTGCTATTCTAGATATAGTTTCAGGAGCAAGTCCCATTATTTTTCCTCCAAACATGCTTTATTGTTTTACATATTCTCTACCCAAATGTTATCAGGACAGAAGTAAATTTGATAATTATCTGCTTTTTGCACATATCCTATAATTCGAACTATTTCGCCTGATCCTACTGGGGCAGTTTCAGTAAAATATCCTCCAGTAGCTGCATCTAGGTATAAGGGAGCACCTGTGGTAGATAGGGCATATGGTGGAATTCCAAATCTAGCATGTCCTCTTAAAAGCATTCCCACTTGGGTAGCATCTCCACTTCCTGCAGCAATAGCTAACATATTAGTGGAGTCACTAGTGGCGTTTGCTTTGGCTAAAGCCCATTGAAAATTTGAGTTTAAATAGTATATTTTACCTGCTACAACAGTACCTTCTCCCCAAAATGCTAATTCTCCATTTACTCCTTCATAAGGTATTGGGTATTTGTATTCTAATCCTGAGGCTTGTCCGTCTATATATGTGTTTGAAATTTGGGTTTTACCCTGTATATGAAATTCACCTGTAGTGGTACCAAAAGCGCTTGTAGCATCTACAGTAACATTATTTATATTGGGTACAGTTCCTGTTAAATCTACTAAGTAAGTTCTTGAATTTCCATCAAGACTAGTAAAATCTCCTCCTACAAGAAGATTGCCTTTGTTATTAATTGTATAAACACTGTTATCAAATCCTGATCCTAAATGTCCATAAAAAGTTGTGTCTTCTGTTCCATCTGAAAATAACTGTACTAAGTAGTATCTCCCATTTCCGTTAAATATATCAAAATCACCACCTACTAAAATTTTTCCATCGGGCTGTACTTTTACAGTATTTGTTGACTTATTAAATCCTGATCCTAGATTTGTATAAAAATCTGTATCTTCTTTTCCGTCTGGGTGTAGTCTGATTAGATTATATCTGGTACTTGATGCTAGTTCTTCAATATTACCTCCTAGGATTACTTTGCCATCAGGCTGTACTGCTATTGTGTATACACCTTTTCCTTTGGTTATTCCACCACCTCCTCCACCTCCGGTGTTTGTATAAAAAGCTGTATCTTCTGTCCCGTCAGGATTTAGTCGGACTATTTTTCTTCTTGTATTTGAATTAAATGTATTAAAGTCTCCTCCTGCTAGAATTTTTCCATCAGGTTGAATTGCTAACGCAGTAATACTACCATTAAATCCTCCTCCTAAATTTGTATAAAAATCTGAATCTTCTATTCCGTCTGGGTTTAATCTAACTAAGCGGTTTCTTGTATATCCATTAAGATCAGTAAAAGAACCTCCTATAAGGATTTTTCCATCAGGTTGTACTATTATTGATAATACCTGACCATTAAACCCATCTCCTAAATTTGTATAAAAAGGTATATCTTCTATACTATTTAATCTAACTAAGCGTTTTCTTGTATTTCCATTAAATGTATCAAAGTTTCCTCCTATTAGAATTTTTCCATCAGGTTGAATTGCTAACGCACTGACAGTACCATTAAATCCTCCTAAACTTTGATAAAAAGAGTAATCTTCTGTTCCATCGGGGTTTAATCTAGTAATATAGTTTCTAGCATTTCCGTTTAAATAATCAAAACCCCCTCCTACTACAATTCTTCCGTCATCTTGAGTTGCGGTTACATATACACTCCCATTAAATCCTGTTCCTAAATTTCCAGCAAAAGTAGTGTTCTCATCTCCTAGTGTTATAGCAGTATTACTTTTAATAGCTGTTAATGATCCTGACAACATTGATAGTTGTTCACCTGATAGAGTGTATTGTGTAGTTCCTGTATTTTTATTGACTCCTAATGATCTAGGTACTTTTGTCTTTGCAAGTATTGCCATATTATTATTGTTTTATCTTTCTTATAAACATTTTTAAGGTTGCATCATCTACACCTGAAGTGTTTGTACTTCTTAACCTAATTACATCATCATCGCTATCGTAAATAACATCAAAAGTTATAGCGGAAGTATTTCCTATATCTGCTGTATTTTGTTCAGTATATGTATAGTTTCCTACATTATCATTTGTAATAGTTATTTGAGTTAGTCTAAATGATCCGTCAGCTATTTTTACATGTATGTCAAACATAGCAGCGCAAAATGTACCTGGTGCATATTGATCCACTGTATCTGTAGTGCTTGCGTAATTATCTACACTATAACTAGAGTTAAATGTACCACCGGTTGTAGTTATACTTCCTTGTATTCCAGCAGTACCTGCTACTGTAAGTGTATCTGTAGGGTATGTTGTATTAATACTTAAAGTATTACTATTAGTATATAGAAGAGAGTTTCTTGTAGTAATGGAGTTAACATAGTCTGTAGGATCTATAGACCCTGATACTCCTAATCTTACAAAAACACTTAAGTACGAATTACTATTAAAAGTAGTCCAAACTCCTCCTATTATAACTTTTCCATCTGATTGAGGAAGTACTGTGTACACGGAATTACTAAATCCTGATCCTATATTTGAGGTAAAAGCTGTATCGAGTGTTCCTGTAGAATTTAACCTAGCTACATAGTAGACATTAGTTCCATTAAATTGACTAAAATCACCTCCTATTAGAATTTTTCCATCAGATTGTACTGCTATTGTTCGTACATTACTACTACATGCGTAACCCATGTTAGTATAAAACGTTGTATCAACTGTTCCATCGGTATTTAATCTAACAAAATAGTTTCTAGCTGTTCCATTAAGTTGACCAAAGTAACCTCCTACTAGTATTTTTCCATCTGAGGGTTGTACTGCTATTGACAATATCGGATTATTAAATCCACTTCCTAGGTTTGAATAAAAAGATGTATCGACTGTTCCATCGGTGTTTAATCTAACAAAATAGTTCCTAGCTGTCCCGTTTAAATAAGTAAACGCTCCACCCACTATAATTTTTCCATCAGAAGGCTGTATTACTACTGTCTTTACGTAGTTGGTAAATCCTGTTCCTAAATTTGTATAAAAAGCTGTATCCTCTGTTCCGTTAGAATTTAATCTAACCATGTAATTTCTACCGGCTCCGTTTAAATAACCAAAATCACCTCCTACTAGTATTTTTCCATCAGATTGTACTGATATTGAGAGTACTGGACCACTAAATCCACTTCCTAGGTTTGAATAAAAAGATGTATCGACTGTTCCATCGGCATTTAATCTAACCATGTAATTTCTAGTTACATAATTTAAACTAGAAAAATCACCCCCTACAAGAATTTTTCCATCGGATTGTACTGCTATTGTTCGTACAGTATTTGAAAATCCATACCCTAAATTTAAACAAAATGCTTTATCGACTGTTCCATCAGGATTTAATCTAACTAAATTTTGTGCTTCTACTCCGTTTACTTTAGTAAAACTTCCTCCTGCTAAAATTTTTCCATCAGATTGAATAGCTGTAGTGAAAACCTGTCCTGCATTTCCGTAATAAGTAAAGCTAGTACCTTTTGTGTATACTGGTATATATCCTGGTGTGTATATGTTAGCAGATTCTTGATGATCTGTAACAAGTGCGTATTGTGAAGATACAGCATTTGAAGCTGTTCCTTGTAGAGAACCTGTAAATGAGGTTGCATATACATTTCCGTTTACTTGAAGAGTACCTGAGGTTGGAGTTGTGGTTCCTATACCTACATTTCCACTAGAAGAGATAAACATCTTAGTGGTACCATTTGTCTCTAAAGCAAGTGATTGGTTATCGTTTGTTCCAAGTAATGCTGTTGTACCAAATGAATTACCATTTTGGATAAAAGCATTTGTTGTACCTCCGTTTAAGAATGATGCTGTTAAGGCATTTGAAGATGATACTGCCCATGATGAAGTTCCGAATAATGAACCTGTTATACCTTGAGTTACGTTTAAAGACCCTGTTATAAGAGCTGAACCTGATATATCTAGTCTTGCAGATGGAGATTTTCCAATACCAAAATTCCCAGAGTTATCCAACGTAGCTTTTGTTACATTATTTACTGCTAAATTTATGTTCTTACCTGTATAAGTACTAATTGTTGTATCATTATTAGAGTACCCAGCTGTTCCAAATATTACACCATAAACATTGTTTGCATAAATATTTCCTGAGAAATAAGCTGATCCTATAACATCAAGCGGGTAGCTTGGTGATGTATTTCCTATACCTATGTTACCTGCTGATTGGTAAATTACACTGCTTGATAAAGAAGTTGCAGTATTCCAAAGAGGAATATAATTTGTTGTACCTCCTTGTACGTTTGAAGCAGTGCTTGCTAAAGAAGCGGTTCCTATAATACTTCCCGTTACTGTGAGGTTACCATTTACAGAATAATTTCCAGTTAATGTTTTTGTATTTACCCACTGAGAACCGTTATATGTTAGTAAGTCACCGG